GGTGGTGGTAACGGTATTGCCGCTGGTACACTTTGGGTTGCTTATGATCCACTACGTACAAGCACAGGTGGTTACAAGCCATTCAGTCGTAGAGTAGCCGGTCAAACCGTAGTAAGTGGAACAGCAACAGCCGCTAACCCATTTACTGCTAGTGAGCAACTAACGATTGGTGTTACCAGTATTGGTAGTGCAACAATTACAGAATACACAGTAACCTTAAGTGGTACATCACCAGCAAGTTTTGTTAGTGACGTTTTAGCACTTAATATTCCAGAATTAGATATCAGTGTAAGTAGCACAAATGTTATTACATTCACTCATATCTACGGTGGTGACATTTACCTAACAGACGTATCAGGTACGCCAACAGCAGATGCAGGTTTCTCAAGTAGCACAACAGGTACTATCCTATACGGTAGTGTTCTTGCGTTGACTAACTGGGAAGCATTAACATATACTTACAGCACAACTACACCATATCAAGCACCAGCTGATGGCACATACTGGTACTACAGTGATGCCGCTACAGTTGATGTTATGATAGCTGACATAGGCGGATGGAAAGGCTATAAGAGCAGTTACTATGACGGATCGACCACTGATGCACGTGGTTATGATCTAAGTCTAACAGATGCTAATGGAGTGCAAGTTAGTGCAAGCGAACCAGAATTCCAAAGCGACGGCGTTAGCGCACTAGTTGCAGGCGATTTGTGGTTAGACAGCAGTGACTTAGAAAACTATCCAAAACTTTATCGTTATACAGGTACTGCTTGGGGATTGATTGACAACACAGACCAAACAAGCCAGAATGGTATCTTGTTTGCAGATGCACGTTGGGATACAGATGGTACTACAAACATTATTACAGGTAGCTTACCGTCAATCACAAGTTTGTTAGCAAGTGATTACATCGACCAGGATGCACCAGACTATAGACTTTATCCACGTGGTACACTGTTGTTCAACATGCGTAGAAGTGGTTACAATGTTAAACAATATGTAAGTAATAAGTTTAATGCAACAGCGTTCCCTGACTTACCAGCAGTTCCGGGCGCAAGTGGTGCATTGCCAACTATTAAAGACACATGGCAAACAGCTAGTGGTTTAGCAACTACTGGTGCTATGAATGCAGGACGCAAAGCACAACGACAGATGGTTGTAGCCGCAATGCAGAGTGCAGTAACAGCAAACACAGAAGTGCGTGAAGATCAATATTCTTATAACATTATTACAACACCAGGTTACGAAGAAGTTATTGATGAAATGGTTGCACTAAACAACGATCGCAAAAATACAGCGTTTGTTATTGGTGACACACCATTACGTTTAGCACCAAATGCTGTTGATATTGCAAATTGGAGTAACAACACCAACGGTGACGGACTAGCAACTGCAAATCCGTACTTGGGTGTTTATTATCCAGCAGGTCAAACTAGCGATTTGCAGGGTAACACAATTGTAGTTCCTGCAAGTCACATGGCACTGCGCACAATGATCTTTAACGACAATGTGGCATATCAGTGGTTTGCACCAGCAGGTACAAGACGTGGTTTGGTAGACAATGCTACTAGTATTGGTTATATCAACTCAGCAACAGGAGAGTTTGAAACTAACAGTATCAGAGTAGGTTTGCGTGATACACTGTACGAAAACAAGATTAATCCAATTACCAATTTACCAGGTATTGGACTAGTTGTATTTGGTCAGAAAACACGTAACGCAACTACAAGCAGTCTTGATCGCATTAACGTTGCACGCCTTGTTAACTATATTAGAACAACACTTGCAAGAGTTGGTGACGGCTTCTTGTTTGAACCAAATGACAAGATTACACGGGATCAAATCTCAAACATCATTAGTGGTGCAATTAACGACTTAGTTGCAAAACGTGGTGTTTACGATTACTTGGTAGTCTGTGATGATTCAAACAACACACCGACACGTATTGCACGTAATGAGTTGTATGTTGACATTGCTATTGAACCAATGAAGGCAGTTGAGTTTATTTACATTCCAATTAGACTTAAAAACCCAGGTGACATAGCCGCAGGGACTTTATAATAGTAGTATATAATGGAGCCTTCGGGCTCCATTACTAACATAGGTATTTTTTGGTAAATACTTATAACAGGAGAACATAACATGGCAATATCGTCATTAAATAGATTTACAGTACCTTTGAGTACAGACCAGAGTGCAAGTACTCAAGGTTTATTAATGCCAAAGATGAGATACCGCTTCCGGGCGATATTTGAAAACTTTGGTGTTAGTAGCGAAAAAGTAGAACTTACAAAACAAGTAATAGGTATTACTCGACCAAATTTAAACTTTAACCCAATTACACTTGATGTATACAACAGTAAAGTAAAGTTGATAGGTAAGCCAGAATGGCAGGATATTACAGTCAACCTACGTGACGATGCTGGCGGTAACGTAAGCAAGCTGGTAGGCGAGCAAATTCAGAAACAATTCGATTTTGCAGAACAAGCATCAGCAAGTGCAGGAATTGATTACAAATTTGTTCTTAAGTTTGAAATGCTAGATGGTGGTAACGGAGCAAACGAAGCCAATGTACTAGAAACATGGGAACTTTATGGTGCGTTAGTTAGTCAAGTTAACTACGGCGACATGGCTTACGATAACAATAATCCTGCGCAAATTGATTTAACAGTCATGTATGATAACGCAGTCCAGACACCAACTGGCACAGGCGTAGGATCAGCAGTAGGAAGAACTTTAGGTACACTAGTTACAGGTGGTGGTTAACATCTAAAGTAAACAATAAAAAATACCCGGACAAAAAATCCGGGTATTTTTTTGGGATAAATACCATATAAGGTTCCTTTTATGCCAAATATATTTGATAATTTTTTAAAACAACTAGGTACTGGCGACACAGTCAAAGACTTTAAACACGCTAGTAGACTAATGGTTACTGACAACTATAGGTTGTCTCCTAAGTATACTTGGCTATACCATGTGTTTTTTGACTTTTCTAGTACAGCATCGTATGCCAAGACCAAGCAACTAGAAACTGGGATGTTGGTTAGGTCAGTTAGCTTACCACGATACACAGTCGATAATAAACAGTTAAACAGTTACAATAGAAAAGATATTGTACAAACAAAACTTAGGTACCCGTCTATAGAAATAGAATTCCATGACGATTCAGCAGATGTAGTCAGACACTTTTGGTTTGACTACTTAACACATTATTATCGCGACACAGATTTAGGTTACAAGTCATCTTCGGGATCTGAGTCAGGACAAGTTAATCCTACATACTACAGAAATTCTAAGTATAGACCAAGAGTAGAAGGCGGCGAAGTTTTTGTGCCAGGATTAGCAGAAGGCGCCACAGGGTTAAACGATTTTGGTTATACGCCGCGGAAGACAAATCAGTTTAGTACCGCACAATATCTTAATGCCATCAGAGTGTATAGCTTACATCAAAAAAGATTCAGCGAATATACTTTAATAAACCCTATTATAACGTCTTTCCAACACGACACACATGATTCTAGTGCAAATGGATCAATGAGGCACAGAATGACTGTAGACTTTACTTCAGTGCTATATGCAACCGGAGACGTCAATACCTCAACAGTAGTCGGCTTTGGTGATTTACATTATGACAAGTCACCAAGTCCACTTACACCACAAGGCGGCGGGGTAGAAAGTATATTAGGCCCAGGAGGTTTCGTTAATGCAATTGACACAATACTATCTGAAAGTGGCATAGGTGGTGACAGGGGAACAGATGCCGCTGGTATAGGCAGTGCATTGTTTACAGCGTTTAGGACTTTCCAAAATTTGGAAACCAATAATACAGATCTAAAGGGATTAGCAGAAACAGAACTAGCGCAAACAGTTAAAGATATCCTAAGTGGGCAAGACCCAAGGAATACTGTATTTGTACCAAATAATAATTCTGTAGAATTCAATGATGCACAAACACAAATTAGACTAGACAATCCAACAGCACAATCGAGCAATCCTGGATCCAACAATTTAGTAAGTAACGGCACATCATTAGGTGCATTAACAGATTTATTCCAGTCAGTAACTTCACCAATAACAGGAACTCCGGGTTTTAGTGCTGGTTTCCCTTTCATAGAAAGTCTTTCTTCATTGACTGGTGACATTGCTGGCACAACTAATCTTAATCAAGTATTAGATTTAGCAAAAAATGCAGATGGATCTTCAGTATCCGCAATCAATCAATCAACTACGCCAGTTAACAGTGGGTTCTTTGGCAGAATAGCATCTGTAGGACAAGATTTAGCTAGTGATGCGCAGGCGTTCTTTAGCCAACAAAGTAGAGCTGCCAGCGGCACGACTAAAATTGTACCCCAGAGTCTCAACGATCCGACATTTACTACAGGCACAAACATTGTAACAAATGGTATTAATGCACTTAAACTTACTCCTTATGGAAATAAAATAATTTCATCAACAGGACCTAACACTGCACAAGATTTGCAGTCGATGATAGATTTAGCAAGCGAGCAAGGACAAAAGTTTATCGAAACAGGTAATATTACTGATCTAGTTCCAAGAGGAACAAGATTTGGCAGAGACACAAATCCAGAGGACACTGCATAATGACAACTGCAAACAGTGCTATATTTTCTTCTTCAATTTTCGGAAACAGCAGTGGGAACACTGCCGTTAACTTGGCTACGGTAGATACAACTACACAAGAAAAATATTTTGCACAAGGCACTGCTTATAAAATAGAAAGTCCAATACCCAGTATTCCAAGTAATCAACGTATTGCAAAGGATAACTAATGCCAACTTTAGTAAAAACAAAAAACAACCCCACGAATCTTGGAGCAGTTAATTTAAATGCGATTGTACAAAAAAACATAGAAAAGTACTTTAATAACTTTTCAGAAATTCCTGTAGAAGTAAGCAGTAACGTTGATAGTGCTATCGTTGGATTTTTTGAAACTGTGACAACGAATAAGGAATCTGCAAAAGCATTGGCTAGTGCTGTAATTTACACCAGTGTAAAACAAGGACTTAACCCAATGGAAACTTTAAAAGAATTTCAAAAGATTCCCGCAGGTGAGTTAGATGCTTACACTGCAATGTTTTTAAACTTTGACCGAGTAGGTACGAGCTTTCTTGGACTTAGTAATGCACCAACAATCAACAAATACGTACAACGATCAATATTACCATGAGCTCCAAGTACCACAATGGATTTTATCAGATTAAGAATCCGTCAAAATATGTAGGCAAAAAAACACCACAGTTTAGAAGTGGCTGGGAACACGTGTTCATGCGCTTTTGTGATGAGAATCCTGCTATACTACAGTGGGCAAGTGAATCTATACGTATTCCTTATAGGAATCCTTTTACTAACAAAAACACAATATACGTTCCTGACTTTATGGTTGTGTATGTTAAAAAGAACGGTGAGAAACATGCAGAGCTAATAGAAGTAAAGCCAAGCAAAGAAACTTCATTAGACGAAGCAAAAAGCACAAGGGATCAAGCCGCGGCAGTGTTAAACATGCACAAGTGGCAGGCGGCACAAGCATGGTGCGATCAACACGGTTTGAAGTTCCGTATAGTGACTGAAAATGATATCTTCCACCAAGGCAAAGCACGGTAAATACGTGCATGACTAAAAAACTAGAAAACCTATTTGACTTACCTGCTGATCTCGGACCTGGATCCAGTGACAGCAGTGTCAAAGCTCTGCATGATACAGAAGTAAGTCTGCAGGTCAAACAAGAAATACAAGAACAGAGAAACATTATTGCACAAGTAGATGATGCAATAGACAAGATTGATATTGCATTGCCCACAGTCAGAGACCTTGAAGCAAGCGATCAAGAAATGGACGAGCTTGCTGTACTAGCCAAAGACAAGTTTGAAGACCTAATGGAACTGGGAATGAACATGGACCCACGTTTTGGTGGGCAAGTGTTTCAAACAGCAGGCACATTGCTGGGGCATGCTATCACTGCTAAAACTGCAAAGATGGACAAGAAGTTGCGCATGGTACAGTTGCAGTTGCAAAAAGCAAAGCTGGATCATCAGGCTAGTAAAGATGCACCAGAAGACACAGCAGTGGATGGCCAAGGCGTTGTATTAGACCGTAATG